TGTCAGAGTGTTCAAAACACCCTTGATTGTTCCGTCAGCTGTGCCTGTATGGTGAAGAATGATGAACTGACAGGTGTTTGTGCCTGCGCTCTTGTTCTTCGTCTGCAGTGTAGACTTAAAGTCCATAAAAAAAGAATAAAAAAATAAAACTATGATTCAGGTGTCGGTGTCGGATCTTCCGAAGCCTGTTCAGCTTCCTTCGCTTGAATTGCTTCATATTCAGCCCCTGCGACTTGTTTCGTGATCTTGCCGTCCTTGACTGTCGTTTCATACTTGTCACGGATCTTCTGAAGCTGTTCTTCAGTGACTTCGATTGAATCTGCAGGCTCTTCTTCCTTCGAAGAATATTTTGCAAGAGAGCATTCGGTGATCAGTCCGGTGTCGTCTGTTTTGATAAACAATTTGACCATAAAAAAGAAAGGTGAAAAAATAGAAATTAGTCGGTGATCTCGAGATAATTCGTCGCTGAAATTGTTCACATTGTGAGAAACAAAGTCAGTGAAGTTTCTCAATAATAATCCATGTCAATCGGTGTCGTCAGAGCATTCGGCGTGAAAAAATGTGACCATTCACCGCTTCAATCTATTTGCGACAAGATTCATCCACCGACAGCACTGATCCATTTTCAAGCACGCTTTGCAGCACCTGAATAAAATTTATGAAAATATATTCATCCTGTACTCCACGAATAGCACCAGATTCAATTCGTCAGATCGATTGGGATCATCTGCACACTGCTCAAATTTCCAAGAGCTCACGAAAGATTTCAAATTGAAACACCTGAAGAATTCAGGATTCTTCCGCGTCACGGTGATGATCATTCGTAAATGATACACTGTCAATTCATTTCTCAATATGCTTCTGTAAAAGCATAAGGTGAAGCAGACCATGTGTCCGTCGACGCATTGAATATCAGGGAAGTGAAAAATCCTGCTTGATTGAAATGATTATAGAATTTATCAGCACCAGATCAGACAGGAATGTGATTCAGCTTGCTTGCATTCGCTGCTTGTGCAAGCTGACCATTGTCGCGAACATTCGACAAGACGGAAGTCGGAAGTGCCGCACCTGCAAGAGAAGACCACGATCAAGAATATTTTCTTCCAGTATCAGCGGTATATGGTGACGCCGTGAGAGAATAAAACGCATACACGACAGCCCCCTTCGCGAAGACGCGGTTCAATGTATATGAACCGACGACAGGAACTGAAAGGTTGGCACCTTTTGTCGCTGTCGTTCCTGAAATCGAAACAGTGCACACATCATTCACAACAAAATTCGCTGATCATCCTGCACCACCACAAGACAAATAAAAGTTTCCTGAAGCGGAGCCTTGAAAAGAATACAGGTTCGGCGACGAAGAGAATGTTCCGAATCCTGAAAGCGTGATTTCTGTTTCTGTTCCTATGTTTCACGCGGTGTCATAAGTGAAACGACGCATTCGAAGCCACGGTGCAGCTGCGAGCGATTCAATCAGATATAAATATTTATTTGAAAGATCAATCCAGCTGCAAGTGACTGTCGTCTGACTACTCGCAGGAATATATTGACCGATTGATTTCAGTGTGATTGCGTTCGTGTAGAGACGCTTCGGCTGACTTGTGTTCAGTGTGAGCATAAAAGAAAAATGAAAAAATAAGAAGGATTATGTTTCAGCTGTTCCGGTGAGATCTCACCTTGCATTATAGGTCATCGTCCAAGTGTTCGCACCGTTTGTCATCGTCTCGACTTGTCATCTGAAATTATATGTCAGAGTGTATGCAGTTCAATCGGCTGTGAAGTTTGTCAGAAGACCTTTCGAATTGTATGTCGTCGAAGTGATATTCTTGAAGCTTGTTCATCCTATCACGCCACCGATTGCGTCAATCCTGCGGTTTGTCACGGAAGTGATCACACCACCGGACGCGACGACGATTGCAATTTTTGCATAGTTCGTATTCCACGAAGAAGTCGAAACTTGAATCACACCTGAAGAATCAATCATGACATAATTCGTCGCATTGTTCGTCATTGCGACAGTGCCGCCGGCATACAATCATTCAGTGCTTCCGATCCTGTAGTTTCAAGCACCGATCTGAATATTCAGACCAGTCGTCACCCAAGCACGAAGACGATCCGATCAATTTGAATATAGATCGTCAATATCCTCGTTCAAGTCCTGCATTCGTGTTGCAGACAATTGATCATTCACAGACCAGTTCGAAGAGTTTGTTCGTGGCATAAAATAAATATAAGAAAAAAAGAGAAAAAAGACAGCTACGCAATCGTAATTGTCACATTGATTGTCAGCGTCTCTGTCGCCGCCATGATTTCATTCGCAAGGATTCGTGAAAGCAGATATCCAGTATTTGCCGACGCGGTTCCGTCCACGAACACGCCAAGTTCAGAAACTGTCAGACCTCACACTTCAGAAGAGCTGAAGAACTTGTCGAGATATGCGACATTATCCACAGAAAAACGATTTGTGAAAGTTCAGCGAAGGATCTCTGTCGCAAGCTGTGTGTCGGAGTTTGCAGGCGTTGTCGAACCGCTTCAAATTGCGATATAGTTCGCCTTGAATGTCGGTGTCACAGTGTTTCCTGAAATCAGTGAAGCAAGGGAAGTTCGGAGCACTGAAGGAACTATATTGTGACCTTCCCAAACGGTCAGCTGATTCAAAAGCGGTCACTGATAGTTGCGAAGCAATTCAGGGATTTTTTCTTGTGCATATTTGATCAGCTTTCATCGCCAGTTCAAGAATTTATTGAAATTCGGTTCTCACATTTTTTCCGCGAATATCTTCGCAAGCACCACATCAGAAGCTTTTGTGATTCGATAGTTTGTCGCGGTTTTGATTGTTTTGTCAGCTTTCATCGTTTCAAAAATTAAGAATTATATTGCAGTTGCGAAGCTTGCTTTTCAAGGCGTTGTCGCGGTTTCTGCTGTGAGATCTTCGACGACCATTTCGCCGATCGAGACTGTTCCGACAGCGTTGTCGATTTTCAGTTCGATTTCAATGAAATTCGTCGAAGCATTCGTTGTGAATGTCGTTCGTGTTCGATTATAGTCCCGAACACTTTTCACGCCATTCAGAAGCACTGTAGTTGCAAGAACACTTCATCCTGAAGCGGCTGCATATTCCTTCACGCTTGCAGAGAAGCCACCCGATCCAGTCAGTGCGGTCAATATTTCTACCCAAGCAGAGAAGGCATAAGAAGCAGAAGCTTTCGCAGGAATTCGAATCGAATTCGTCGCAAGAAGCTTTTGACCTGATCAGCCGACTGTCGTTGTCATCTTCATTGCTTTTCATCATTCATAGTTCGCGAGCGTGTCGAATTCAATCGTTCCGACTTCCGTTCCTTCTTCAGTGAAATTGAATCCTGAATTCTTACCGTCTGACATCATTGTGACATTCGTTGTATAGGAACCGACTTCATAGACGAAATCGAACCACTTCGTCAAGTTCGCAGTCGCTCTGAATGGTGCGACTGTGTGTGTATACTGAACAGCCGGTGTGATTGTGATTGTTTCATCATCGTTCAGAACAATGTCAACGATTTCAGAAATATCGACTTCGAATTTTTCAGTCTTCGCAAGAAGAAGCTGAAAGAATTCAATCAGTCCGAACATCGTCGAACCGGCGTCAATGTGATATGTCCACCGGTCATCGTTGCGAGAAGATTTTGTGAGTTTCTGAATCAGAAAATCATTATTTATTCCGCGAGAAGTGTCAGTGATATGAATGATTTGACCGGCTTTCAATCCGTCCTGCTGTGTCGAAAAGCTTGCACTGATCACAGGATTGCAATATGCATTGACTTCAGCCCTTCATCGCATTCGTGCTTCATTCCAGTCGCGAATTGAACTGTCATTGATCACTGCACCGTCGAAGATTCCATCGCCTCACAGAAGCAGCTTCATTGCGTCAATAGAGGCTTGATTTTGCACGCGAACACGGATCGGCTTGTATGGATAGTAAATGCGACGAAATATCGCACCGTCAGGCGGTATCGTGTCAGTCGAACGGCGAACAATCTTTTCGCTGAAATTGAAGAGATATTCGAATGAAGCAGGATCATCAAGGTTTTCAATTCCGACTGTCTTCTGAACGAATGAAGATCAAGTCCCTGTCGTGTCTACCCAGATTTGAAGATCTTTCGGCGAGTAGTCGAGACGCCACGATTCAAGTTTTCCGTCAGTCACTTCATCTTGTGTATAGGTTGTCTGATCGACTGCGATTCATCCGCGAACCGTCTGACGATTTTTGATTTCTGCAATGTCTGTCGTGATCGAGAGATCAGCGAAATTCTGTGAAGAGTCCGTCAGTGAAAACGGTGCAGGCGTTGCGTCCATTTTGAAAAAATGAACATCCCTTTCATAGTCGATATACCAGAAGAAATTTTGAATCTTCGCGAGCGATTCCATGAAGACCGTCGGCTTCTTGTATTGAACACGAACATCGACGAACTTCCTGTCGCCACGAATGCAGTTCTTGCAGGTGAAGCCACCGGAAGAAACGAAGGCGTGATCGAAGTGAATTTTCCCTGTCGTGATTGCATCAGTTGTCACGACTTCAATCTGAAGCCAGTCAATCGCCGCTTCATTCGGAGCTCACACAGTTGTCGCACGATCAATTTTGAAACTCTCGAAATTCCAGCACCCTTCTTCATCATGTCCCACGAATGCAGAAGTGCCTTCATAATAGTTCGAAGAGTCAGAGCCGATTCGGAACTTCACTGCGGTCACATACCCACCGAATCAAGTATCAATCTTGAACCAGAACCGGAAGTGATCCATTGCAGAAATATCGACTGAAGAAATTGTTTTCGTCCACAGTGCGACGCCTGATCATGAAGTCCCCGTCTTCACTGAATTCGTGCCCTGAAGTCTGTCAGTAGTATCAAGCACCATCGCAAGAGCAGTGCCCGAAGGCGTCCAGATTGCTTCGAAAAGATCGAGATCAGTCGAAGTGTCTCGAGCGGTGAATGAATAGACAATGCGACCGATCATCTCGCGTGAATACTGATTTTCAAAAACATCTGCAATCGCTTTATTGTCAAAAATCTTCGTCCAGTCTGTCGCGGTCAATGAATAGCTGAAAGTCCCTGTCATTCCGATTTCTTTATTCGGATTTCTCATCGTGACACCGGAAAAGACAAGCCGTCCACAAGACACACCGAACGCGAGTGTCGCAGTCAAATTCGAAGTCAGCGTGATTGTCTTCGCTGAATGATTCACTGAAAGGATTGTCGCGAATTTCTGTCAAGCCTGCTTTATATCAAGGATGATTTCATCGCCGGCGGCGAACTTGTTTTCGAATTCGAAAGTGTCACTGACGGCAAGAACCGCCTGACCTGAAGAAGCCTGCGAACGAAGCACAAAGTTTTCGAACAATTCCACCTTCGAGCCTTCAGAAACATTGTAATTATCGACACCGAAAACAAGCGTATTCGAACGATTGTTCATCTGCTCTGTGACGCGAATGCTGTTCTTCGTCACGAAGGAAGTGATATCAATGTTATTTGCGAAGAGAAGCATTTTATTTCGTTATGAAAAAGATTGAACAGAGGTGTGAAGCTTGAATTCTTCCATGATCGACTTGCCGATTTTTTGTGCAAAGTTCGCGTCATCTCAATAGAAATTATTTCAAGCGACATGAATTTCGACTGTCATTCAGCCGTTCCCTTCAAGACCGCGTGCGACATTCTGCTGCTGTGCAGCGTTCAGAACGACTTCGCCTGCTGAAAGCATTGCAGGAACCTTGTCAAGACCGCCTGCACCTGTCACGACACCACCGTCGAGCATTCAGACCATTCAGCCGTGAGCGAATCGCGGAAGCGTCGGAATAGTGATGATATTGATCCCGACTGCTTTTGATCACATCGCTGCAACACGATTCGCCATTTCGATCACCGCATTGATCTTGTCGATGATCCAGTTCATAGATTCACGGATCGTTGTTTTTACCGTTTCCCATACTGAAACAACAGCAGTCGAAAGCCCTTCCCATAAAGAAGACCAAGCTTGCATGATCGGATCTGCAAGCGTGTGAAATACGTTCGCGATAAATTCCATTCAAGTCGAAACCATTTCTTTGATCACATTCCACACTGAAGAAATTTTTGAAGAAATAGAATCCCAAATTTCAATTGCGACTTTTTTGACGGCTCACCATGTCTGTTCCCAAATTATTTTTATCCCGATCAAGGCAAGGTTGAAAGCCAGTTTCAGACCTTCCCAAAAAATATTTATATATTCCTTGACGGTGTTGAATACTGCAACGATGTCGATTCACATCGCATTGAAAGTTGCGATGACAATTCCGACGACCAGTGCAATAGCGAACTTGAAGATCGCGACAATTCAATTCCACACACCTTCGAAAAATCCTGTCACCGCTCACCATATTTCAGATACTTTTGTGACAGCTCACGTCCAAGCGTCAACAAGCCATTGAATCATTGATCACCATATTTCAACGGCTTTCTGCTTGATCAGATCCCAGTTTTCGTACAAATAGACACCTGCAGCGATGATCGCAGCAAACGCTGTTTTGATCGCTCACCACACGATGTCGACAACAGTTTTTATTCAGAGAAAGTTGTGTTGATAGGCTTCATATAGTGCATACACCGCAACGCCAATCGCCGCCGCAATTCCTATGAAGGGAAGTGCAGCAGATCAGATCGCAACGAAAGCCGCACCGACGCCTGACAGTGCCACAGAGAGAACGGCAATCGCTGAAACGATTGCAACGCCGGCGACAGCGACACCGAGAAGAATCATCGTGATATTCTTGACAGGTGCAGGAAGTTTATTGAACCAGTCGAACGCGACGCCGATCCAGTTCGCGAGCGTCGTCAATGCGTCTGTGACAATAACGACAGCAGGTGCGAGAGCCGCACCGAGCTTGATTTTCAATGCGTCGATTGATCCGCTGAAAAGTTCAAGGGATCCTTTCACATTATCCATCAAGACCTTCGCCATTGATTGCGTTGTTCCTTCGGATTTTTCGAGCTCTGCAGTGAAGTTCGCGAGAGCGTCAGCACCGGAATCAAGAAGAATATTGATTTCCGCGTATGCGTCAGCCCCGAAAATAGCTGAAATCGTCGCTGCTTTCTGCTCTTGCGACATGTCCGCTGTTCCTTTTCGGAGTTGTGCAAGCATTCCATTCAATCCGACGAATTTTCCTGTCGCGTCGAACGCTTGAACGCCTGCAGCCTTCAGACCTCACGCCATTTTTTCCGTAGGATCCGCGAGACGCGTCAATGCTGTTCCGAGTGCACGCGTCGCCATTGATCCCTTCAGACCGTTATTCGCGAGAATACCGATTGCAGCCGCTGATTCTTCAAGAGAGATTCCGAGAACTTTCGCAGTCGGTCAAAAATAATTGAAGGATTCCGAAAGATCAAGAATCGTCGCATTCGATTTGATAGAGGCTGAAGACAGAACATCCATGACGGAACCTGTTTCAGAAACATCCTTTCAATATTGACGAAGGACGCTTGAAGCAATGTCGGCTGATTGTGCGACAGAAATATTTTGTGCAGCTGCGAGATCGAGAGCCGCAGGCAACGCTTGCATGATTTGTGCAGCGTCGAATCCGGCTTGTCACAAGATTGTGATTCCTTCAGCCGCTTCTTCTGAAGTGAACTTTGTCGTCGCTCACAGATCCATTGCGAGCGTCGTCAGTTCTTGAAAAGTCTGTTTCGTTTTTTCATCATCGCCGAACAATCACAGAACCGCCTTCGCTGAAGACATCTGCTTTTCGAAGTCTGCGAAAGTGTTCACGGCTGAAACGCCGATTGCGGTCAAGGTTCCGATGATCGCGGTTCCTGCAGCTGCAAGTTCCGTCTTCGAATACTTGCCGTTTTCGCCGATTCCCTTGATCCCTGATTGCAGTTTCTCGATCACGCCTGAAGCTTGATCGTCTGCTGAAATGATGAATTCGACTTTATTGACCATTTTGAAAAATTAAGAATTTTTATTCTTGTCTGCTTCAGGTTTCTTGTTTCTGAAGAAGGCTTCCTTCTGCATAAGCAGCACCGCGTCGTCATAGAAATCTTGTGAAGTCATTTGAATTTGTGCTTCCGACCATCCGAATTCTTTTGCAAGTTTCAGATCGAAGAACCGATTCAAAATTTGCTTGTCGACGAAGGTTTTTGCAGTGTAAGGTTTTCATTGAATCAAAAGGTCAAAAATCCTGTTTTTGGCTATGATTTTTTTTTATGCTGTTCTTCATCGTCTGAACCGATCATCGTTTCACCTGCGTCATTTTTGTGTGTAAGCTTGCGACCTGTGACCGCTTCATTCATGACGAGAAAATCGACTGTCGGCATTTGTCAGAGAATTTCAGCACTGACCGGAAGATCTTGACCGTCCTTCGTGAAATTCCATGACTTGATTGATTTCGCGACAAGATCAAGTCCCAGTTCCTGAATACGCAACGGATCGACAGTGTTGTTTTCTGTCTTGTATTCTGATTCGATTGCACGCTGTTCGTTCACAGTCAATGAAGTGTAAACGGTGACAGAGCTTCAAGGGAATGAAGGAAGTGTGATCGTCTTCGTCGGACGCGTGTCAAGATTGAATTCAATCTTTTTCGGTGCTTCGCTTGCAGTGTTTTTTTCTGACATAGTGTAAAAAATGAAAAAATAGGAATCGGCTTTTTTGAAGAAAGCCGGAAAACTTTTCAGCGATTATGCTGTGTACTCTGTACCTGCTTTCGAATTCGTGACCTTGATCTGAATCGCCTGACCGTCAGAAGTGTCATAGTAGCATTCAGCTTCGACGCTTGCGGCGTAGAGCTCATCAGTTCCTGTCGGCATTTCATAGCTTGTGAAACGAACATCAGACATCTGAACGACGATTGTGTATTTTGACAGGTTCGTGTCACCTGAAGAAATCACTTCATTGTTCGTGATCGTGAGGATCGCAGCCTTCTTTTCTTGATTCAAATATCTGTCACGCTCTGCTGAAGTCTCGAAATACTTTGTGTATTTGAAAGTACATTTCGCACCCTTCGGAGCTATGACGGAAGGAGTTTCACGAAGAGAGCCGAAACGCTCTTCAAGATTGTTTTCATGATTCAATTCCCAATCTTCGATATTCTCGAGAGACGCAGAAGCTGCAGCTGAAAGATCTGCACCGAATTGAAATCGTGCGTGTGTGAATGAAAACACTTTCGCAGGTGTCGAATAGGAAGGTGACTGCGGTTGCAATTCGACTTTCGCTTTGTTCGCGACAGTATATGAATTCGCGAGTGCTGCAATCGTCACAGTTTTCGCTGTGAGAGAGATCGCAGAAAGTGCGTCCATTTCTGACTGCGGCGTCGCGTCATAGGTTGTGACATTATCAGTCGCAACGAATCCTTCTGCAGATTCAAGATACAGTGTTTTTGTCGAACCTGAAGTGACATCTGCAATCAATGAACGCTTCATCAAGAGTCCGTGAGCTTTCAGATTGACTGCAAGGTTCAGGATTCCATCAGAACCGGAAATCGTGAATGAATTCACGAGAACACCGAATCATCGTTCGACGACGAATTTTTGATTGTTTTCTGAACTGTCTGTCAGGTTTCCTTTTCCTTGTTCGAGAGAGAATGAAGGAAGAGTGTTCGCGACAGTGATATCGTGACGATATGCTGCAGTATTTGACGAAACATCAGTTGTCGCAAGACCACCGAGAGCAGGAGCAAGGAAGTGAACACATTCATTCGCGTCAAGATCGACATTGAATGTCCCTTCTGCTGTAGCCTTGCCCTTGACTGCGTTCAATGCTTTCCAACGATTATTTTGAATCGGATCATTCGCGATGATCTCTTGCTTGAACATCAAGTCGCCGTCCTTGTATCGAAGGAAGTGTGTCGGCTTGACTGCGGTTGCGACGGTTGTTTCTCGCTTGATTGCGAGATATGAAAGGCGTGTTGAAGCCATAAAATGAAAATTTTATTGAAATAAAAGTGTGACTATTTTTCTTCTTTCTTGTCGGTTGCAGAAGGTTTCGCTTTCTTGTCTTCCTGCATGTTATCATTGCGAAGAAGAATGACTGCGTCTGCTTCTGAAACTTCGATTGTTTTTCCTGAAGGTATCAGCGGAAATCCTGCGAATGCAAGATCTTCGGTTCCGATATTCTTCAGCGTGATTGTTTTGCTCATAGTGAAAAAGTGAAAAAATAAAGATTATCTGTCACCGATCACGACAGCCTGAACAGTGGTCACGACTTCGAAAGTCGGGAATCACCGTGATTCAGTCAGTGAATAGTTGACCGACACAATTTTCGCAAGATCTGCTGCTTGCCTTGTTTCAGCCCCTACTGAATAAGGAAGCGTCGGATTGCCTTGAATGACGCCACAAACAGACGATCTCGCTGTTCAGTGGTTATCATCAGACATTTCGACTTTATTGATTGCGTCTTCGATTGCGAAAACTTTGTCATTCGTTGCCTTTTGTGCGATACCGCCTGCGGAATAGCTTCAAGGATCAATCGTCTTCGCGACGGTGAATGTGTTCGCTGTTTTCGCAGTGATCAAATATGTGCCATTATAGCCTTCCGGCGTAATTTTTGAAACGACAACGGCGTCACCGACAGAATATCAGTGTGCAGTTGCCGTGAATTCAATACTTGAAGAAGAAAAATTCGCTGCAGTGATTGTCTTCGAAACAGAGAGATTCGCACCGAAATAATCCTTCTGATTATAGATCAGACGGATTTCGACTGTGTGCGTCTTCTGATCGACTCGAGATCCGCGAAGTGCAAAATCTGTAGACATCGGCTGAATAGCGAGAGCAGGAAGATCGCTTTCGGGAATGATCATCGGATCGCCAAAAAATACCCTTTTGATTCCGTAAAGAGGCGATTCATCATCCGCGACTGAAGCTTCAAGAAGTGTCTTGATAGCTGAAACGACTTTTTGCATTTTCCTTCAGTAAGTAAATAAATAAGCAAGGGGAAGGAAGCTGAAACTGTGTTTTTTTGCTTGTGATAATAATAGACGAATTGCCTATGCTTGCAAGCCTGAAATTCAAATATCGCGATTGATCTTCGTCTGAAGTGACCTGACAATTTCTGCACCTGCCGAATTGCTTATGTCAAGAACCGCACGCTTCGGAAGGAACCTTCATCCGTTTTGGTGATAGATTGCATATTCAGCATTGAAGCGAAGCGAGCCCTGTGTGTCATTCACCTTTCGCGTTCGATTGTCTTGAAGGTTTCCAGTCCACCGAAGAACTCACGGATTCTTCGCCGGCTTTTTATAGTATCACCATTGTTTTTCTCTCGCACGAAGTGTCGACGCCGCAAGCGGTTTCCATGTCGGCGATTTCTCGACATCTGATCATGAAGTTTTGAAAATTCGATCAGTCCTGTCTTCGATGATTGAAATTGCTTCACCGTAAAATTGCGACATCTGTGAAAGGTGTGTCACGAATACACGAAGATTTCGTGAAAGCTGAATGTCGCCGTTGACGGTGAAACTGAGCTGCATTTTTTGAAAATTTAGAAATCGTCGTTGACGCTGAATTTCGGTGCGTCGGTGCTGATACCAGTTGACGCAAGTCATCCTGTCTGTGAGACTGCAACGCGTGTGAATTCAATTCCTGAAGTGTTCAGAAGACGAAGGGGATTCTTGACCGCAAGAATTGATTGAAGGATTTTTTCGCCTTCAGCCTTCTTGATATATCCGTCGGATTCGGTTCCGCGTCCTTCAAGCGAATATTCCTTGATCAGCAGATATCACGCCGCGATCAGCTCTTCAGCACGCTGAAGCATTCATTCAGCCTGTGAACCGGTGAAAAGACTTCCTGCGAAGTCATTGATATTGTATGCAGCCGACACATAGGATTTCACAATTCCGTTCGACTGCAAAAGATAGGTTTCAATATCGCTGTCGAGAATATTTGTATTGCCTTCAAGACCTGCTTCAGCTCTGACGCGTCCGGTGGTGGTATAAGCCATATAGAAAAATTATGAAATGAACAATGCACGCAGATCGCTGACAGTGTTTTCGACTGCAGGCTTCTGTCGAAGTTTATGATATACCGAAGAAAAGAAAATGATTCATTCGATTTTTCACTTCATGCTGAAGATCGGTGCGATGATCAGGCTCTGTGTTCACATGTCGCTTGCGATTGCCTTGCTTGTTTCTGAAAGCATGTCCTGATCTTCGATGAAGACAATTCCATTCTTCGCGGCGATCATCTCTTCATATTCGCTGAAAATATAATAGGGAAGTTTTTGACTTCCTGTCGGTGTGTCCGCGAACTTCTGAAGACCGGAAGCGGAAAATTCCGCAATCAGCGAATAAAAGATGAAGTGAATCTTTCCGTTTCGCATTCCGTTGTGATTGATCCAGACGGAACACCTGTCGATTCCGAGTTTCTTGAATTTCTCATTGTTATCGTTCAGATAATTCTGAACACGCTTGATCATTCTTTTCGAATTTTCGTTCTCTTGTTCATCAAGATCACGATTGATTTGTCGTGTCTTTTTGACGAACTGTGTTCCGAAGAACTTGCGATCAAGATATTTGTATCAGAGAAAAAACACGATCGCTATGAAAACAGTCGAGAAGCCGAAATCGACAAGCTGTTTCAATATCGTCTGAAGTTCCATTTTTGCACAATTAAGGAATTAAGATTTTACAGTGACGAAAGAAGGTTTCGAAGAGCTTCATTTTTTGCGTCAGGCTGAAAATCAATTCCTGACTTCTGACCTTTTTTCACGAGTGCTGCGATCAGCTGATCCTTGTTCATTCGAGAAATAGGCGTTTCATCGACTTCAGGATCTGAAACATTGCCAGCTTCAGGGTCAGGTGTGTTCGCAGGATCTGTCACAGTTGTTTCAGGTTCGTCTGTGACCTTCGTTTCAGGTGCTTCAGGTGTGTCAGTACCTGTCGCGGTGTTTTCGTCGCCTGTAGGTCAATTATTTTCGATTGTCGAAGCGTCCGGTGTAGGAATGAGATCGGAAGGCGTTGACGCAGGATCCACAGAATCGGCTGACGGATCTGAAGGTGCGGATGATTGCGTTTTTTTTTCATAAGTGTTGACGGCGTCTTGTCGAGCCGTTCCCTTTTCAATGACACGAAGACAAGAGTCAGCACGGATCAGTGCTTCTTGTTCGTCTGTGACTTCGAAAGCCTGTGGTGCTTCTGTGAATGTAAATCCTGCACGGTTTCGTTTTCCTGTCGGATGATTCTGCTGTGTGCAGACGACGATCAGGTGTGTTTTCTCTGAAGACATAAAAAGAAAATGAAGAAATAAAAGTGCTTGCAGTGAGACTTGAAGCACTTGTGAGACTGACCGCCGAAGCGATCAGTCCTGAAGTGATACAAGCGAAGGGATTATCCTTGTGCTTTGTACGCACAACGCCAGTCGCCGAAGCCGAACGCGAAGCGTCCGTCGACACCGAAGTAAAGCGTTTTTCTCATGAAGTAGTCGATATCTGAAGGATCATCGAGCGAAACAAATTCAAGATTCTTTCGATTCTGGAAAATGAACGGCTTGACAGGCTGTGTGAGATCAAGCACATAATATGCTGAATTCGCGACAGTACCTGCATTCGTCAGATATGCATTGACAATCACTTTCAAGAGTCCTTTCGCAGTTGCCTTCGAAGGATCTGTCGTGACTGAAACATACATCGGATCAAGAAGCTCTTTCGCAGTGAATTCAAGTCCGGTAGGAACCATGATATGCGAAGGATTGATTCCTGCAGGAACGCCCTGATCATCCTTGAATCCACGCATTGCGGAAACGATAAGCTTGAGCTTGTCGAGTGCGAGAGCGTAAGAAGAAGACTGATAGTTGCTTTGTGTTCCTGAAGAACCTTCTGAATGATCAGTGTCGAACATGTTCTGTCCGTCATAACACAGACCGTTTGCTTCGATTGTAGCTGCAAGAATGCTGTCATAACTCTTGCGAGCCTTGACCGCCATTGCTTGAACACGCATTTTGACCATTCCAGTCTGATCGTCGTCGATTGCATTGCGATCGACAGCGATTGACGCTTCATAGTCTTTATTCGTGAGCGTGAAGCCCTGCTGAATAAGTGCTTTCGGAGCCCTTTCATCTTTCCATTCAGTGAGAGCCGGAGTAGAGCCAAGCCATCCGTATTCCTCACCTGCCTTCGTTGAAGGAACTTCTGTCGTGATCTCTTGATAGAGAGTCGGAACGCCGTCATAGGCTGTCTTGAAGATAGTCTGAAGACCTGCTGTCAAGAGCCGTGATACATCTTTGCGAGTAAGCATAAGAAAAAAATTACTGAAATAATTGTCAATTGCAGTGATCAATTAACAATTATGCATTTGCAGCTTTCACGAGATTGCCGACAAGTTTCACATAGGCAAGATTCGCAGAAACGAATTGTGCGATTTGACCGATTGTGACCTGCGGATTTCCTGTGTCAGTTGTGATAGTGACGACAGAATCGTCAGAAGCATTGTTCACATAAACTGCGTCACCTTGATTCGCTTTTGTGAGCGTATCAGAGAACGGAAGAAGAAAACATCCTTCAAGGTATGTTCGAACTTCTTTTGCTTGTGCTGCACCTGCTGAATTGTCGACACCTTCGACTGCGACACCGATGAACACATCGCCAACGGCGAGAGTGTTTGTCGTTCCGTCGTTGCTGAACGCGTCACCTGCTGCTTTCGCGAATACAGGTGTTCCCTTGTAAATGATTTCTGCTGCGATCATCGGTGTAGAGATCATTTGACCATCTTTCCGAACCGCGTCGAAATCTGAAGTTCGTGCTGTCATAGTAAAAAAATTACTGAAATAAAACGCTGACCGCTGTGACTATTTTGCAGTTGCCTTTCGAGCTGCTTCGATTGCGATTTTCGCTTCATCTTGCGTCATTCACATTTTTTCTGTGAAGAATGCGACTTTTTCAGCCTCTTCTTCAGAGAATGAAGCACCGCCTTCAGAATGTCCGATTTCACCTGCAGCGATAGTCTGAAGACCACCGATGATTGAAAGGAACTTGTCTGACTGCTTTTCAGAAAGTGAGAGAGCAAAATCGACGATTTCTTGCTTGTTTTTTGGAACAGCGACACCGACTTTGTTCGACTCGCTGAAGACCAGTCCTTCGACTGATTTTTCAAGCTTGTGCTTTCGTGCTTCTCGAACCAGTTTTCAAGCCTCTGAAGCGAGATTTTTGAGGCTCTCATATTCAGAAAACTGAAGTGTGACTTCGCCTTTTTCATTCGCCTCGACTTTCTTTTCAGAAGTGTCAGCAGGAGCTGAAGCAGGATCAGTGTCAGCAGGAGCAGGATCGACCTTTGTAGGATCCGCAGGAGCAGGATCAGTCGCAGGATCGACCGGAGCAGGATCAGCAGGCGTCGCAGGATCGACTGCAGCAGGTGCTGCAGGGTCAGCTGCTTCTTCTGTGAATTTTGCTTTTATTTCGTCCACCGCCGCCGTCATTTCAGGCGTGATGAATTCAGGTTTCACTTCCGCAAAAGCGGCTGTGACTTGTGCGAGCTCATCTTTTGAAATTGTCTGCACTTCGCAGAATTTCGCGAGAAGTTCAAGGAGTGTTTTCATACTTTTTGAAGTATTAAAAAATAAAATGTTATCTGACGCAGAATCAGTGAATTCGCCGATCTTTTGGTGCTGATTGGCTGCGTCACTTGAAACGCCGTCTTCATTCGCAAGCAGGGGTTGCATTGCCTTGAAAAACGGACGATTTGTGAAAGCACCACCGAGCAACAAATTTCGTGTGATTTCGCCTGTCTCTTCATCCTTTTTATTGAATACGATTTCCGGTGAAAAATATTTGTACGCACCTTCTGTCATAACTTCTGCACCTTTCTTCGTGAGTTCGATAGTTGCGAACAATGTGTCCTTGCCTTTCTTCGTGACCTCGCGGAACCATCCGAGAGCCTTGTGTTGCGGATCATGATTTTCGTCGACGGCAAGATCGACACCACGAACATTCGAATCGAAGTTCTTTTTCATTTCGTCGATTGATTCCTTCGTGATTTCGATCTGTCAATAAAGCGGATGATTCCACTTCCCGACGCGAGCGATTTGCAATTCTACAGTGTCACCTGATTCGAAAGTCTTTTCTGCGAAGACTGCACCGATATCAGAAAATCACCACACGGTGAAATTGTCTTTTTCGTTGCAGCAGATTCGGCTTTCGTTGACCGCACATTCACGAGAGTCATCGGCGATCATGTCATCGACAAGAAGTCCGACTTGTTCAGGCGTCATTTTTTTCATAAGGTCAGGAAGTGCATTCTTTCGAAGGAATGTTTCCATTCGCCACACGAGCCGTTCGAATTGTTTTCCGTCCTGTCATTTTTCATACAAGGCATTGATCACCTTCAAGGCGACTTCTTTCGGAAGATTGTTTTCTTCCGAGAACTTCGCGACGAATTCGTCGATTTTGATTTTGAAGCGTTTCATTGTTAAATTTTAGAAAGTATTTCAGGATCAATGCGGAATGTCTGTGAATCACTTGACCGTGCGATGATTTGAAGCCTCTGTTCGATTGTGTTCCTTGCGTCGAGATAGACGCCGAGTGCTTCCGATTTTGTGACTTGCCTTTCAGTGTGCTCTTCTTTTTGTGTTCCGGCTTGTGCGACATTCTGATCTGATTTGATTTTGTCGATCAGCCATTCTTTCGAGATTGCCAACGCTCACAACATCGGAACTTCAAGAGCAATTTCGCCGTCGAATCTGACTTCGACACTGTTTTTTTCGTCAATCGTGACAGAGAGAATCGCAGTTTTCATCGTGTGTTGACTACAATATAAATATTTCGTTTTCGAATGCAAGGAATCTGAATCATTTCTGAAACAGAAACGGAATCCTTTTTCTGTTTTCTGCTGTATCGAAAATCTGTCTGTCGGCTGAAAAAGAGAATTCACTATTCTATCCTATACTATCCTATACTATACTATGAAGCGTTTCTGTCGCCTGAAACTCATTTTCTGAATAGTTTCTTCCGCAGAAACTATTCAGAAACACTTTCAGTTCACTTGAAGGAAATTCAGTCTGCGACAAGGATTCCGCGACAATATTCATTGAATTCACCTTGAACAGCTTTTTCGAGTTCGTCAATCCGCTTTCGATACCCTTCAGCACGATTCACATATTTTCCGCTTGCTTCGAGAGCTGCAAGTTTTTCGCGTGTTTCTGTCAGCTCTTTTTGAATGACTGCAATGACAGGCGAGTTTTTCAGAACAATCGGAGCCTTCAGATCCTTGAAGGTTTCAATCGTCGCGTTCGCAGGGATTGATTTCGGAATTCCGGTGAAGTCAGGCTTGAAGGTTTCTTCCTGAAGAATTTCTACCCAGATTGAACGGCAACCGTAGTGACGCGGTGGTGCGTATGCGTAGTATTCATCGGATCAAGCCTTCACGACACGACCATCGAGAGAACGACAAGTGTCCGTCGTCCTGTCATCAAGAATCGCCGAGAATTGAAATCAATATATCTTTTCAGGATATCGTTCGAATATCGAAGAGCGTCCGAGATTCACAGAGCCTGTGACGCCGAGTGTCTTCAGTGCGTTCGTCTGACCTGTGATCACTTTGTCGATAGAGTCTGAAGCAGCCGTGACGGCTTCAGTTCCGTTCGTCGTGGTGATTGTTCATCCTCTCTTGTTTATCACCTGCGTGACGGCTTTTTTCACGGTCACTTCCATGTCGTTGACCATCCCTTCGATCAGTGCGTCATTCTGCACTCTCATCGCACCGCGAACTTCAGCCTTCGTCGCCGGAACCTGAACAGACATTTCGACTGCTGCAGATTTCTTCCCGATCTCGAACATTTCTTTCTGAACATCCGTCAGAGCCTGTGAAAGTTCGCCGGTATATTTCGCCTTGATTGTTCCGATTGCCGCAATGTCGTTGTCTTCGACAGCCTTCTTGACCTGCAGAAGCAGATCATCCTTGATCTTTTGAATCGTTTCGTCTACGCTTGCCGACAGCTGATCTTCAAAAGTCGACATCGATCGTTTCAGGCTGACAAAGTTCACTTTGCGTTCTGCGAAGGTCATGACACGCGGTGATTCCTTTTCATAATCATTGAAGCGAAATCCCTTCTGTTTCAGTCTTGCATAGTCTTCAGCAGTTCGACATTCGTTCTGAAGCTCTGTGATGAATTTATTATTGAACATCCGTGAGAGTTTCAGAAAGTCCTGATCGACGAAAAGTTGTGCGTTCGGATCGATCACTTCATGATCACAGTGTTCGCCGTGTTCGTGAAGGTCAGCAATTTTTTCAGGATCCGGCTTGTCTTCTTTTTTTGAAGCATTGCCTGAATCGTCAGGCTTGTCAGGCTTGTCAGCAACCTTTGCGACGCCACCTTCAGGATCTTCGTCAGTGCCTTCATCCTTTTTTCTCGCAGGAAGATTCAGCGTCGTTCGAAGATAGTCTTCAAGATCTTCATCTTTTGTCAGAAGTTCTGCAGAAGTGAGAGAAGACAAAATATTCGCAAATTTTTCATAGTCGATTGAACCGAGCTTTTCGAATTTCAATTTCGGATATTCCTTCACATCATTGAAATTGAAGTCGACGATTTCAGGGATCAAATATCGGTTTATTGTGTCACGGATTGCATTCGCGACAGCCGTGAGAGAAAGCAAGAAAAGATCTGATTGATCTTCAGACAGTGCCTTCGAACCTGATTCAGTGTCGCCGAGCTCAAGGAATTGTGCAAGAATGTTCTTCGCAATCTCGCGATTATGGTGCTTGATTGATTCGAAAAGATCCGTTCATGATGAAGCCTTCATGTCCGCGAATTCAAAAAGCCAGCCTGAATCTTTCGGTCAAGGCATGACGATTCCTGTCTGTTCGTTCGCACGGATATTCAGAACGATTGCTTGTGCTTCAATCTTGTCTTCAGGTGTCGCCTGATCAGGAAGATAGATCACCGGAATTCCGACGCTTTGTCGTTCGTGACGAACTGCGTCGAATTTATACATCGAATCCTTGAAATACCAGTGCTTGTATGCGGAACGAAGAACAGAAGTTCCTTCATAGTTTTCGCCTTCACGACGGAAGGTGAACACAAGAAGTTTTGAAGCAGGAATCGAAACGACATTTTTGTCTTTTGCTTCGCCTTCGACACCTGTCTGCGGTAGAATCTGCGTGACACCTGCTGCACCGCTTTCTGTCTGCCATTTTTGAATTGAAATTTGTTTTCTTGAAGCGAGCTTCTTCAGACGAACGATTTGACCGTCGGAAGTCCACACCTTTTCGAAAAGAGAGAATCAGAACGGAAGCATTGTCAGAACCTCACGAATAAAATCATCGAAAGTCACTTCCATTTCTTCGAAGAGATTCGCACGAACTCGATCAGCGACTTCATGTTCGAAGTCACCTGTTTCACCGTCGGCGTTTGTCGCCGGTGCAATGTCCCACTTTGTCGCACGAATCGGAAGTTCCATCGCAAGCAATGTCGCGAAAACTTGTGCGTCAGATTTTCGCATTTTGTCGTATGTGCGAAGACCTGCAGCCCCTGCAAGCTTCGGATTGTATTCTTCTTGAATGTAGCCTTCAATCAGCGGCGTTCATGAAGCACCGAAAGTCTTGTTCAAAATTGAAGACTTCAAGTCGTCTTCGTGAATCCGTGTCGGTGCAATCTGCGAAGGTGTACGCAGTGCGACTTCGGTGTCGAAATCAGTCTTGACCATAGTGAGAAAATAAAGAAATAGGGATTTTTAGAATTCGATTGTGAGGATTCAGCCTTCTGATTTTTTGATCTGCGGTTTCTTTTGGATGAAGGATGATATGTTCGAAAGTTCTTGTTCGAAGCGTTTATTGAAAACATCATTCATCGTCTTGATCTCTGAAAGTGAAGTCCTTCTTGCTCACAGTTCCTTCAATCAGTATCGAATCGCGTCCGGTGCATGATCTTCAAGCTTCGTGTTTATGTCTTCGACATTGATCTTGTCGTGAACCATCATCGGAAGCGTTCTGATCAGGTTCACACAGTTCGAGCAGATATAGAATCAAGCAGCTATTCTGTGAGTGTTCGGATCCTCAAAAGGCTGCAAAAATTGTCTGAAAACTTGCCAACCTGCAACACGGCTATTATCAGCACCTTTTACTTTCAGTCAAACTGCTTTCATTTCTTCTGATCCTGAAGTTCCTGTCGTTTCCGACGGCTTGTTCAATATTGCAGGATCGACGACGGTCAGATCAATCTTTTCATCTTCAGGCGTCATCGCCATTATCTGCAATGCAAGCTGTTTATAGGTTTTACCCTTGACATATAGTTCGCGGTATGCGTACACTGTGTCATCGTTCATTTGTGCCAACCAATAGACCGCCGAAGGTGCAGAATATCCGTAATCAAGACAAATAATTCGTCGCTTGACTCAATTTTTCGGAACGAACGGCTGAACGACATGCAGATCAGTTCTGAAGTCCGTGAAGAATTGACCATCAAAAACATTCCAGTCACCTTCGAGAAATGCTTGTCGTTCCTTGTCAGGAAGTGCCTGAAGAAGCTGCACATATTGCGGCTGTGTGTTCATCAGAATTTCATTATCCCACACGCGAGCCGGAATGAAATCATAATCTTCGGCAAGTTCACCTTCACGGAAGTCGCGTTCGATCCATAGTCTTTTTACCCAAGCATGACCGATCGATCACGGATTCGTCGAAGCGAAGAAATTCGGCTTGATTCCGTTTCGTGTCGTTCGCAGGGATCACATCAGAAGTTTCCATTCAAGTTCCGTCCAGTGTGTGAGCTCTTCAATCGCGATGAAATCATATTCAATACCCTGATAGTTCATGACATCGGCAATGTTCTGACAGTAGCTGAAACGAAGCGTCGATCCATTGTAAAACTGCATGATCGAATCCGTTTTATTGAATTCATAGAATCCAGTCTTCGGCGGTGGTAGTTCCCTTTGCATAGGGATGATCATATTTTCACGGATTTCAGGCGAAGTGCGACGCAAGGCAAGTCCTCGCACACCTCGAGCCGACAAGCATTCACGCGTGCTTTCTGAACGAATCCAGTATGATTTTCAGCCACCTTTCGCACCTCACATCAATCGAAAGCGAGCAGGCGAATTCGACGCACGCATTTGAACAGGCTGAAGAGGATATAGGTTCAGATCCATCGCGAAAATTGATAGAGATTATTGACGCGGCTTCGGCGATTCATCCGTCGGCTGAATGAATTGACTCTTGCCTGCACCGAAATTGATTGTGAATCATCCTGTCGCGTTCAGATCAAGCTTGCTTGACTCTTGCCATTCTTCGACGAATTGAAGCCACAGTTTCACGGCTCACACATTCACATTCCCGAAAGCATTCTTCATCGAAGCTGCTTCGAAAAGATTATCCATGACAGCCGGTGTCTTGTCGACAAGAACCGACTTCATCAGTGCCATTCGGATTTTTTGAATTTCGGGAAGGAACTTCCATCATGACAAAGTCTGTTCGCTGATTCACCAGTCCTTCGAGAACTTGCCTTGTGTTCATCGAACGCGTTCAGGAAGTGCAAGGAAAATTGCGAACGCCACTTTCTCGACTCGAAGACCATCCGTCAATGAATGATTTTCAAGTGTCTTCAGGTGTGCTTTTATGATATCATCTTCTTCGGCTTCTTCCTTCAAAAGCTTATCCTGAACAGCCTTGCGATTGTCATTGACTTTGATTGTTTTGTCGTCAAGTTTGTTCCACGAAGAAAGCGGTTTTTTTCAGCCCTTTTTTTTCTTCTTTTTCGGTGTCTTGACGGCTCACTTTTTTTTGATTTTGTCAATCATTGCAAAATGGTGAAAAATAGTGTTTTCTGTGTCCGAGTGTTGCAATGAAATATATGCAATTTGCAATATTTTGCAACGAAAACAAAAAGAGATCCGACCGAAGTCGAATCCCTTTTCGTTGTCTTTTTACACTGCAAGACAATTTCAGTATAAGCGGAAAAATACCGCGTCAATTTATTTCGCTGATTCGAGTGCAGTGTATAGATCGTCGAAGTGTTTCATCTCTTCGATTGTCTGCACCTTCTTCGCTTGTGCAAGGAATTCGTTCATCTCATTCAGAACAAAGTCGATTTCATCAGCCTCGAGTTCGAGCGTGACGATTGTTTCAGACATCGGTGTGACAATGTTTTCGATGATATCCTTGTGCTTTTCCTGAAGATCCTTCATGACTTCAGCTTGTGCGTCAGCCTTGCCTGCTTGAACAATCATGTCGAGCTGCTTCCCGATCTTCGAAGCTTCTGCAATCGGTTCACGCTTTGCGAGTTCATAAGCTGAAACGACAGGGAATGCTTTTTTCAGAATAGCACGAGCCATTCGGATCATTGCGATTGTCGGTGTCTGTGAATCAGCGACGACAGAATAAAGATACTGAAGTGACTGATTGCTTGCGGTGATCGTTTTCATAAAAGAAAAATAAAAAATAAAAAGTGACACATTGTGTCTATGATTTCGACGGCTTCAGTCTGCTTCACGGAACTGTCATCGTGACAGGATCCTTCGAAGCGAACTTTGACCTGCAGACGGCTTTGACGACGAATGTTCCGTCGCCGTTGTCTTTTTCAATCCTGCCTTCAAAAAGATTATAGGCGAGCGTGGTGTTGTCTATGAAGTAGACTTCAGCACCTTCGCTTTCCCAGTCTTCTTTTTGTTTTGTAGCTCTGACCATAATCGGGAAAAATAGGAATTATCAAGACGATTTGTCAGTTTCACGAAGTGTCTGACCGGTTTCGGATCATCTCTGCTTCTGACAGTGTTTCAGAAAGTTGACATAGTGTGATTTTATTGAAACAGCATTTGAAAAAATAATGTGAAGAAAAGTATTGCAAGAATCGACAGAATGAATCAGGCGAAGCATTGCAGAAAGAACTTTTGACGCCGGTGATTCAGAGCTGAAAACTGATTGAATCTGTTCTTCTGTCGAAGCCACAGTTTCCTTGAATCGCGTTTCTTTTTCTTTTTCATGATATCGCGTTTCTTTTTCTTTTTCATGATTTTGTGTTAAGAAATAATAAAAAAGATTTTACGAACTATCTGAAGAAATAAAAGAAAAAACGACAGATCCATTCGAACGCGAACATTGAAACAATGATTCAGACGATTGCACCGATTGCACATCAGAACAGTATTGAGAGAATGAAGACTGCGACTTGAAGTCAGAAAAGGAATGATTCGAGAATAGGCATATAGAGAAGATTATTTTTTTTGAATATAGCGGAACTGATAATTCATTTTTTGACGCTGATCCTCATTGTGAAAATAATAAATATCCTGTTCGAGCTTCTGCATGACGACACCGAGCTTTTCGCAGATCTCACGAAGGTCAAGGACGCTGTCGCCTTTCAGTGAAATCACATTTCACAGAAGTCATTGCATTTCGCGAGCAAGGAATTGTTTTTCAATTTTTGGCATAGGAAGAAAGGTTATTTTTTGATAGAAAGTGAATCAAGCTTCTGAAGTTCGTTCTTCAGGTTTCAGAAAAATCCGGTGAAGTTTTCTTTCGTGTCGAAGGTGATCTTGTGTGTCTTGTTATATGTGAGAACTCACCAGTTCGAAGAATAAGACAGCCACCGGCGAGCGACAAGACGCTTGAAGTTTTCGTGATCAGTGACACGGAATCAATTCGCCTGCAGCTCTTCAAGCGTCGGATAGTATTTTGGCTTCAGGTGAAGTGCAAAGTCTGCTTCGACTTCATCCACGAACCACGCACCGCAACGGCGTCAGCAGGTGCATTCATTCCAGTAATAGACGCAATCGTCGACAAGTTCCCTGTATTTTCGCTGAAGCGAACATTTTATTTGTTTTTTACCAGTCATATTTTTTCGGATTGATAATAAAAGGCGAAACGAATTCGATTGCTTGCTTTGCACCATAAGCACCGAAAGATTCGACATCGCAGATTTCACTGAAAGCTTCAAGCCACTCGAGCTGTTCAGGGCTGAAGTCAGAAGGAACACCGTCAATCCTCTTCATTTCGACGACAAGACCGATTGTTCGTCAGTAGACGCATTGATCAGCACGAACGATGATGAAGTGATCAGGCATTCATTTCGTGACGCCTACCGCGTGATTTCGCATGTTCCGCTTGTGTCATCCTACCCAGAGAGTTTTTCAAGCCTCTGTGACGATTTTTCGCTTCGTCGGTGTTTCGTTCGGAACATGACCATTCAGAAGATTATTTCAGCGAAGCCACGAAGTGAAGATTGTCGACTCGACATCTTCGAGCGGTGATTTTTTCTTGATCATTTTTAGTCGCATTTATAGATTGAAACAATGTTCTGATAGGTTTTCACCTGAAAGACATGATCCTTCGAATGTCGTTGCTTGAATCCATAGAGACGCGAACCGAGAATTCATTGTTCCTTGTATCATGAATAAAAGTCGAAACACTTCTGCAGTTGCCAGTCAGGATCCTTGAAATTCGGATCGTTTCGAATTGCTTTTTGCCAACGATAGTGCCATTGACACAAGCCTTTCGAATTGCCATTGTCACCGATTGCTTTCGGATCCCAGTTCGATTCGACTTCGACTGTCTTCAGAAAATCCATGTCACCGCCTGACATCTTGAACGCTTTTGTCGCGAGCTCATTCCGTACACCATAGCGAAGAATATATGTTTCCGTCACGGCGACTTCTGCACACTTCTTGATTGTCGGTGTCGGCGTTCTGATTGTCGCTTCACCGTTCAGAACCACTTCAGACACTGAACGATCAATGTGACGAAAAGTCCATTCAGAAAGTCCGAGAGCTGCGAAGTGAATGATTCCGGTCAGACAGAGCGAAAAGAACATGATCAGCACTGTGACGGCGAATGAGAACAGCAGGCGAGAAAGGGGATTTTTTGATTTCATAAATAAAGGCGTAAAAAATAAAATTTTAGAATGGAAGAGTTAGAATCCATTCAGGATTGACTTCGGTTTTTCAGTGATGAAATTTTGAATGATCAAAAGCACAACACGGTATCACTTGATTCGGTTTTGAATAATCAAAATGATGATAATGAATCAATGCAGTTTTACCGCATACAGAACAACAAGTTTTTTTCATTTCTTTGTGATACCTCAAAAAGTTATTAACAGCACATTGTGCTTTCCACTTTTCAGGATTTTTCAGTCTAAAATTTTGTAACATTTGTTTTTTCATCTGTTTACGTTTTTGCGTCGAATTTCTTTTTTTGTCTGAAATTCTCGCCGCACTTCTTGCTTCAGGAGTCCTTCTGATTGCCTTCACACACTCTTTGCATGTCGAAAGGATTCAATCAGTCATTCAGGCATGTGAATAGAATTCTTCAAAAGGTTTTTCTTGAAAGCATTTTTTGCAGGTTTTCATCTTCGTATATTAAAATTAAAACGGTATTTGTAATATATAAAAATGTTCTGCAATGTAAAGTCCGTTTTAAAAAGGTACGTCATTTATATCAACCGTGCTTTCACCGACGCGAACAGCTGTCTTCTTTTTCGGCTTCGCTTCAAGTTCAGCCTTCGAAACAATATTGTGATCGTCTTCAGGATCTTCCTGAATCATTCCGTCTTCGTTGTTCGACTTCTTGTCACCGCCTGAAAGCATAATCATTGAATCAGCGATGATTTCAGTGCGATATTTCTTCACGCCGTTTTCATCAGTCCACGAATGATTTTGAAGCCGTCCTTCGACATAAAGCTTCTTGCCTTTCGTGACATACTGCTTCACGATTTCGGCAAGCTTTCACCAGATCACGACATTGTGAAAATCGACTTCTTCCTGCTTCTCACCTGCAGCGTTTTTCCACGAACGATTTGTCGCAATGGAAAACTTCGCGACGGTTCGATCTTCGTTGACGACCTTGACTTCAGGATCAGCTGTGACATTGCCGATCAGTTGCACTTTGTTCAGAGAGTTCATAAAAATGAAAATAAAAAGATAAAAAAAGAACTATATTTTGACTGTGAGAAAGAACGACCACTTCAGGAAATTTATAGAGAAGGAAAACTGCTTCTTCGATACCCAACCGAAAGACGGTGCAGGCAATAAGAAAATCAGATTATCGAGCGGAATGAATCAGCAGAAGACAGAAAGAATGATTTTTGATTCGTGCATAAAATTAGAATTTTTTGACATAAGAAATCGCTTCATCGACGGTTTCAAAAATGACTGCAATAGTCCTTCAAGGATTTGTCGCCTTGTGTGTAATATGAACAGTTCCGTCACTATATGAATCAATAGACTCGATATCAGTGAATCATGACTGTTCGCGATTCATCGCTTTCAGTATTGCTTCAAGAAGTGCTTTCATAGAGATAAAATAAAAAAATAAAAATTAGAATTGATCAGGAACAGGAATCATCTTGAAGTCAGGCTTCTTCCCTGTGAGATCTTCAAGCCTCACGAATTCTGTGTGATAGAATTCGACAGCGGTTTCGTGACAGTTCGGGCATTCAAGGAAATCGTATGTCTGATATTTCGTTTGTTCGGCGAATCAGCCGCCTGTGTTCAGGTGGTGCATAGCGACATTGCAGAAAGGGCATATCATAAAAAGAAAATAAAGAATTATCAAGTGCATTTTTTCAGCTCTTCATAGGCGGCAAGCTGTGCGACAATGTCACCGTTTTGAATCGCTTTTTCGCAAGCCTTCACATTGTTTTTCATGATCATTGCAGCCATCATTCAGACGCCTTCGGGAAGATCTTCATATTCCCTGATCAATTCGCGAACGCGATTCATTTCAGTCATCATTCATTCGAGAAGGTTCGTCATATTATGCTTTTTCAAGAACAAGAGCGGTTTTGTACATGCTGTCAAAATGTTTTGTGAAGTGTTCGACGGCTTCGGTTCCGAGAGAGAAACGAACCTTGTCAGCCGTCATTTTATCCTTGAATTCACAAACTTGACTATAAAAGGAATATGTTCAGAACATCTTCGAATCTTTTGCATATCCGGCGTGAACTTTCTGAATGTCTGCAATATAATCATCGACACTCTTGAAAATTTCCTGCTGCTGACTATCCATCTGCGAAAGAATGTTTCGAATGTTTTTATTGTAGTTGTCAGGATCGAGAACAACCGCGACATTGTAGTTCAGACCGTCGAACTCGAAGTCTTGAATGAAATCAAGACACAGTGACCAGAATCCTTCCTTGTTCATTTTCAGTTCCTTCAGTTTCCAGTTCATGACGACACCTTCGAATCCGGTGTGAATTTCCTTCAGTCCTTCGAGCTTGTCGCGAACTTCCTTGTCATAGATTGTTTTCATAGTGTAAAAAGTGAAAAGATAAAAATTTAATTGTCGTTATAGCCGAAATTCGGACGCCTGCTGTGTCTTCTGTCTTCACCGGTGAATCTGACCGACTTGCACATTTCGTCAATCCTTGACGCGATCTGCGGCTTGTGTAGCCGTCAGAGATCTTCAAGTGATTGATTGCTTGTGATAATCATCGGAAGATTGTTTTCATAGCGATGATTGATCACAAGGAACAGCTGTTCTGTCAGCCACTCTGTGACCTTCTCGACGCCTATGTCGTCAATGACAAGCAGTTTCACCTTCTTCATCTCTTCGAACAGATCTGAATCAGAATTGTTTTGTTTATCGAAACTGTTTCGAACGCGGTTCGATACATCAGACATATTCACGAAGAGAATCGGCGTCAGGTGTTTTTCAATCAGTTCGTTGCAGACGGCTGTCGCCGCGTGCGTCTTGCCTGATCAGATATTTCACCAGAAATACAATCACCATCCATTCAGCGAAAGATTCTTGAAATCTGTCACATAGTCCTCACAGAGTTTCTGAAGCTTTGGAATGTCTGAAAGGTCACTGATTCGCTTCGAGCGGAATCGCGGTCACACCTGTGACTTTTTCAGAAGGCTTTCGATTCGTGCTGTCTGAAAGTTTCGAAATGCTGTCTGCTGTTCCGGTGCTTCAATCCATTCACGAAACTTTGTGTGTCAGATCTCGCAAGTGCAGAAGTCGATTGCATATCAATAAGGGGGAAACTGAACTTCATTGTGCAGCCTTCCTGTGTCGTTGCATGTGCTACACTGTGACATCGGCGTGTCACTGTGTGCTGACTGTTCCTTGTCCATTTTTGGAAGGTTTATGAAGTAAAGTTTCAGGGATTTCATCATTCCAACACTCGCCATTGATCCAAGTCGTCGGCTTCTTTATGTAGCCGTCAATCCAACGCTTGTTTTTTGCTTTGTTCAGTGCAATCGAATCAAGGATTGTCTGAAGCATTGCCTGCTGAAGCTTCATGAATTTTTCATGCGACTTCTTCTTCTCTTCCTTGACCGGATAGGCGTCCCAGAACTTCGCGAAGTCCTCTTCAGTCATCAGTGCGACTTTCGGTGCTGAAGATTTTTCCGGTGGTGTCTTGACCGGCGGTGACGGTGTGTCGTGTCGTCAATGATAGACTTCACGCATATTCTTTCGCTTGTTCAAAAGTGCTTCCATCCTCTCGATCAGGTGTGCATTGAAGATCTTTCAATTCTCACGCTGAAGCAGTCAGATTTTGAAACAATATTGCATTATTTCATCGAGCTTTTCAGCTTCGATTTGAAAGTCACCGGCGAGAAGTTCGACAAGATTTTCTTCTTGCTCTTCAAGAATGAAATTGTCAGCGTCCGCGAGAACTTCAAGGAACATTGAAAATATCGCATAGCCTTCAAGACCATATTTCGCACGGAGTGCTTTCACTTTCAAATTGTCGCGAAGATTGGTATCGTGAGAAAACCAGTCCGCATTGTTTTTTCGAGGGCGTGCCATGTCTTGCAGTGTTATGAAATAGACAACCTATGTTTTTTTCGCTTCAAGGAATTCCTTGATTGCGGATTCAGGAATTCGAATCGTTTTTTTCGCACCATCTTCAGACAGATCGACGAATCGAAGTTTCTTGTCTTTTATCAGCTGACGAATTGTTCGTCCTGAATATCAGAGAAGTTTTCGTTCTGCGACTTCCTTGACGGTGAAAAGTGCTTCCTGTGTGTTCATTTGAATGAATGTTATAAAAATATTATTTTGTTTTCTGAACCTTCTCACACGGTGAAATCTTTTCCTTGAATTGTCGGATGAATGCAAGTGTTCGTTCTCTATTCTGTTTTGATTTGTAGTGCTTGACCGCGAATGAAGAAAGCTTCCCTATAAATTCCGTGTTCGCCTGCTGTCTTCCTGATTCAATGTTTCTTTCTTTCTCGAGCTCTGCAGATCCTTCGATCTCTGAAATTTTTGATTCCATATCTCGAACATTCTTACAGTATTCAGTTTTTAAGTCGGATATTTCCTTTTTGTATTCCTTGAATATTGCTTCGATCTTTCTGTCTGCTTCGCCTTTCAATGATTCATGAACTCTCTTCGTGATTTGCTTGTGTCGCAGGCTGTAAACTATAGCGATCAAAATCAGAACCCCGATGATTGTCGTGTTCACGAATATCGTGACATATAGTGAAGACATTTCCATAGAAAAAGAAAATAAAAAAATAAGAATCCCGACGCCTGTGAATATATTCTGATTGTCACACTTTGCAACACTTTTCAGCATTATGTGACTTGACTTTCGAAGGAATCTTGTTCATTCCATTCATAAGAAGTCAGAGTATTCCCAAGCTCTGAACGGAGTTCGTCGATAGACGGAACCTGATCGATCGTGATTCTTTTTGCAGACATTTCACGCTTTCATTCCTGACCTTCGGGAATCGTCGGATCAATAAGAAAGCAAGCAGCGACCTTCCACTGACCACGAACGAAATCGCTGATTCGTTTTCGCGGTACTCAATAAACGCCGATATTCGATCAGTGAATCTGAATTGTTTCGTCGCGATAGGCAAGACCGAACTTCACAAGATAGTTCATCGTCGAATATTCGACATGTGTCAGCTTCACATCGCGAATATGAATGAATTGCACATTGTTTTTGACGGCATATTCGAACATCTTGATTGCACTCGAAGCCATCGTCTTATTGAAAAACACTTTTCGCTTTGCGACAGATCTTCTGCAGTTCAGACATCGCTGACGACCTTTGTCATCGACGAAGAATTCAATATTGTCTTTTCATATCGAATGATTGCAGGTGTTCGTGATCACACGCTTTGTTCAATCCTCAAATTCAAAAGTCATCTTCTGACCGTCGAGCAGTCCGCGTCAGACCTCTTCGAAAAATCCGTTGTTCAGGTTTTCGACAAGAAGCCTTGCACGGCGTGCGTTTTCTTCAGACAATATGTTTTCAAGTTCCGAAGACATCGGAGCTTCAGGCGTCATATTGACGCCGCTTGTGTCGAGAGTTTCAGACATAGAATAAAATTATGAAATAGAAAGATCAGTTTTGAATGCTTCGAAAATATCTTGCATTCTCTTGACAAGCCTTTTCGGCATACGCTTTTTGTGTGTCGCTGCATACGATGATTCCATCTTTCAAGTGAAGTAGTATTTGTCGAGTCACAGAAGGAATCGCTTCATGTCTGATCACATTGATCAGAAATAGTGTGCAAAGTTTCCGAATCAAGTCAGAACGAAGATCTGTCAGGTGTCCGAAAAATAAAAGTGTGTTTCTTCAGTGAAAACGCCTGTGTAGTTTGTGACGAAGTGGTGATCGAATGATCAAGTTTCGCGTTTCATAAAATGAAAGATAAAAAAATAAAAATTAGAATTTGAAAGCCCTGTTCGTCAGTCCGATAGAGTGTGCACGGTGCAGATTCGGAAAATGCTTGTCGACAAGATGAATCGTGTTGACTCGCATTCAGCGAACCGAACAGCCGTGCTTTCATTCCATGATCATGATTGCGTCTTCAATCACCTTCTGAACAGCCCCTGTCGTGCGAAGTCGCACTGTCTTGAATGTGTGTTCGAGAGACTGAAGAAAGATTTTTTCATGATCGACGCAGTGACTGCATAGATCATCAGTGATCCAGTATCGCTTCAGAAGTATCGCGTCGCCTTGTGTGCATAGGCAACACCTGCATTTTTTTTCCTGCATAGTGCGACAATTATGAAGTAGTTTTTCCGCGTCTCTGATAGTACGGAACATATTCACCGTGTGCGAATATGTATTCAGCGACTTCCTTCTGACGGAAGTGAAGCGGACGAATGTATTCATAGAATTCATCTGCGATCTTGTGCATTTCTTCGACATCGCGTGTTTCCTGTCTTCGCCTGTGAAGTTCCTTCACCTTCGCTTGATCGAGCGGGATTTCGTAATTTGACATAATGGAAAAAATAGAAAATAAAACTATCGCTTCAGTGAAGTTTCGATTCCGTTCAGAATGACATTCTTCAGATTCGCGAACTTCTTCTTCATTCTGAAGATCTTGAAGTGAAGCGTTTCGGGATCGAATGTCGTCATCGTCACCTTCTTTTCGATTTTGTAGACTTTGCACCTTCAAAAGCACTCTTCGAAGTACGCGGTCACAATGTCCTGATCAGAAAGGATTTTTCGCATAATTATTTTTTGATTGTTATCAATCCGCGTTTCAGAATTTCGAAGAAGCAAGCACGCGTCGCGATGATATCGGCGACAGCATTGTGAGCACCGTCGAAATCATTTCCGAACAGTTTCACATGAAGCTCTGACAGTTTCGGGAATTTATACTTGCCGAAGTTTCACGGAAGCTTGCAGAAATCAATTGTCGCCTGCATTGTGCAGATCGACTTGTCGCGAAACATAAATTTGAAGTTCGTTTTTTCTGCAGATTCCTTCGTATAAAAGCGATCAAGTTCCCAGAAGACGACATTCATGTCATAGTCGATATTGTGTGCGACGATGATATCGGCGTCACGACATAGCTGAATGAAGTCGCGTCGATAGGAAGAGAAAGGCGGTTTTTCTGCGACCATTTCATCAGTCACGCCGTGAATGTTCGCTGCTTCTGCAGGGATAGGCATTCAAGGATTGAACAGCAGATCGACTGTCGTTTCTGAAATGATTGTTCAGTCGGCTTCATATTCACCGACGACTGCACCGAATTGAACGACTCGCGGCTGAACTTCGATCGGTCAGTTCTTGACGATTTTTCCTGTCGTCTCTGTGTCGAAAAAAAGGATTTTCATTGTTTTGATAGTAAATGATAAAAGATGATAGATAGATTATTTTTTTGACCACTTCTTCAGCAGATCGAAAAGTGCTTCCTGTTCATTGTTTCAGAATCAGAAAAGAAATTCATCGCGATTGTCTGCGAATATTGCACGCATTTTTTCACCTTCCTTCGTGAATGTGACTTCACCGATCATCTTTCAGAGTCACTTCATCGCGTCAATCATGTCGGTGATTGCTTGCTTCTGACTGCTGTCAGCCTGCATTTTTTGAACAATCAATCCGGCGTGTGTATATGATGAAATTATTGCGTCGAGTTCTTTCGGATTTCTGTTTCAGTCGACTGTCGGAATCACGAAGCCTGCACAGATCATCGAATCTTGATCGGTGATCGGCTGACTTGATCGAGTGCCAACGGCGAGCACATGAACGCTGTGCTTCTTCGCGAGCTCAATCAGTTCCTTGCGAAACAATTCAATCGCGATCTCTTCGCCGGCGATTGCTTCTTTTTGTGTTCAATACTGTGTCATAAAAATGAAAATAAAAAAATGATAAAAGAGTTTTGTCAGTGCCGGAGCCTATTCCGTCGAATTCGACGGAATACTATTCACCGAATTTCAGTTCGCCTTCAGTTTCTGATTCAGAAACAGGCGTTTCTGCGACAGGTTCTGCTTTCGGCTTGTCGTGCTTGATCATTGTCTTCGCAGTCTGCTTCGCCTTCAGCATTGAAAGATCTGTCTTCATGTCGCCGATTCGTTCTGATTGTTTCACAAGAGCGTCGCGGAATTGTTTCGTGTCTGTCGGGTTTTCACATGCATTTTCATAATCTGCAGACTCGCGTTCAATCTCTTCTTCAAGCTTCTTGATTCGTTCTGCGAGATCAGGAAGTTTCTGAAGATCAGTGATTGTGTTCCGAATACCTGCAATGAATTCGATTCACTGTTCTTCAGTAATCTGTGAAGCGTCTTCAGTTTTGAATTTATTGTTCAGCGTGATTGCTTTCACGATTTCATTCCGGTCAGCGGTATAGATCAAGACACCTTCCTTGTTCACTGCGTCGAACTTCTTTTCCATTGAAAGCGTCCACATTTCAGACCACGCGTCAGCGAGATCCTTCAGAGTCTTCTCGCTGATCGGTTTCGGTTTTTCAGGAAGAGCATTTCAAGCTTCATCAAGTTCGACTTCGAAATTTGTCGTGACTTTCTGTTCGCCGATCTTCATCTTCTTGACCTTCTCGATCCAAATAGAGAAGTCAGGCGGTGTGTCATTGCCGATCAATCATCCGCGATTCTTCGTCAGAAACTTCGAATTCGGATTCGTCATCATCTTGCGTTCGCCTGTCTTGTCAATGTAGAGATACCCGACATTATCCATGAAGTACGAAATTTCTGTCGCTGCTTTTCCATTCAGCGAAGGCGTGATCTTCACGATCGTTCCTTCATCAAGTTCGACGGCTTCTTGTGCGAGAAAAATCACATGCATTGGAAGGTCACGGAACGAACGGAAAATGTTTCTGATTCGTTTCGCGAGCTCTCACCAGTCATTCAGCTGCATTCCTTTTCCTGTTCGCTTCTCGATATCCTGCTTGATTATGTCATTGATTTCAGTGATCGAATCAATCACCACAGTTTCGAAGTCGTGCTTCTGTGTCTTCAGGAATACGAGAAGTTCTTGAAGATCTGTGATCGTTTTGATTTCGACGAAATCAATGTTCTTGTCGGCTACAGAGAGAAGACCACCTTCAGCCGAAGCGAAGATCGGTTTCGGAGCTGTCGAGCCGAAAACAGTTTTTCAGGAACCTGACGCACCGTAAATCACGGCTTTCACCTTGTGATCTGTCGGCTTGAATTTTTTGATCTGCATAGTGTAAAAAGAAAGAAAATAGAAATTTATTGAACAGATTCGATTCGAAGCCTGACTGCTTCCTGAAGTTCTTCTGAAGCCTGATCGAGCAAGTCTTGTCGATTGCCTTCATCGAACATCGCAAGAATCGTCATGAAGTTATCGCGAATATTTCACATCCGGCGAATGTGTTCCGCTTTTTCGTTCGGTCAGTATCGAACATCGTGAATTCGTTCCCAGATCTGAATTGCAAGTGTCTTCATTTCATTGAAGAGCTCTTCGGACGGTTCCTGATAGTAAAGTTTTTCCATAAAAGAAAAAAGAGTGAGAAAATAGAAATTTAATGACGCCAGTCAATAAGCGAAAACAGAAACGGCTGAATCAGTCGCGTGACTTTTCACGCGATCCAGATTGTAGAGTATAGAGCAAGGAAGTTCATATTTTTATTTTGTTTCGCTTGCAAGTAAATCGTCGAAGTGTTTTTTTTGTGCGACAGCTTTCGCGTGTTGCTTTGTGCCGATTCGGTATGTCTTGCCGAGAACTTTTTCGTGTGTCATAAAATGAAGATGAAGAGATAGAACGAAAGTATCATATTCACCTTGCCACAGTTTGCAACACTTTTCCGCAAAAAGAATATGAAAAAAGCAGGTGATTTTTCAAAAAGCCCTGATTGAAGCGGTTTGCAAAGTGTTGCAAAGTGTTGCAAAATATTTGACACCGATGAAAGATTATTTTTCATTGTTGATTCTTCTTCTCAATAAATTTTGCGCGTATTCAAATATTTCTTCACAACTCATTCAATCCCAAATTCTATATCTGACAGTTGATTTGTAGATTCAGCATATATCAGAAAATTCAGCGACTGAATAGACAGTTCACCTGAAAAAACATTTTACACTGACCGATCTATTGTTCTGCTGCTCTTTCCTTGTGGACCATTTACAATTTTTCGGATTATAATTTCAATTATTGTCGATTCTGTCGATTGAACATCAAAAAGGACGCTCTCACATATCTCGATAAAATTGAAGAAAATCTTTCCATTCGTCACAGATAGTGATTCACCTTCATCAATAATTCGGAAAAACAGGATTATTCTTATTGTTGCACCTCTGATTCATAGAAACCCAACTTTTATAGGTTGGCGTTCAATACAGTGAAGATTTCTTCTTCATAAAAAAATAAATCCCTATATGTAATTGGCGGAACTTGCGATTGCACCAACTACATACAGGGGATTATTTGCAAGTTCCTTTCAGCAATCGCAGAAACATTATTCCTGAAACAAAAAAAAAGAAAAATATAAATTATTGACAAAGTTTTGACTTTCATTTTTACATATGATATTCTATCTATATGAATGCAATCCGTCCGCCCCCGAAGTTTCTGTCTATCCTATACTATACTATACTATACTATACTATACTATGAAGCGTTTCTGCTTCAGAAATAACACAGAAAGAATCAGAAATCCTCTATTTTTAACATTTCATCCTATGGAAACACCTGAAAACCTATCATTCGACTTCATAAAGAATCCGAATCGCTTCGAATCGACAATAAATCTTGCAGAAATCGTCGGAGCACCTGCAGCGAAAAAAATCAGTCACACGATCAGAGTCGAAATCGAATCCGACGAAACGGAATTCGAATCAATTCCGGTCAGAGTTCTTCGAGAAATTTCAGTTTCGCAGCTGAACGAAATCGTGAAAAGCAAAGTTGCGACGAAAGTCGAATTCAGACTTTTCAATGCTATGCGACGAATGATCAATCGAAAAACGGTCAATTTTAACTCATAATCAATTTTTTATATGAAAACCTTCCTTCCTATCACTGAAACATTCAAAAGCGTCGCCACGCCTCAAAAAATCGCAAGACGCACCATTTCAGGAATCATCGTGAACAAGTTGCTTGACCTGATTGAAAAATCTTCATTCGGTCAGCTCTCGACATTCGTCGGCTTGCTTCTTCTTGCAGCAGTCCTGACATCCGTCCTGACATACACTGACGCAGCAGTCGAAATCATTATGAAATTTCTGCAGTTCGGGAATTGGCTTGCAATCAAAATGACAATATCGATCCTGTTCTGTTTCAATATGGAAAAAATATTCGGAGCGATGAAAGACGCAGTGCCGGAAATGACAGCGACGAAAGGGAAGACCATTGAAGGAATCCCTGTCGATGAATTGCTTGATCACCTGTTCGAGTTCGAGAGCTTCAAGCGTGACGACATTGAAGGGAAATTCGGCATTCCTCGCAATCGCTTCACAGATCTCGCGAAAAAGTTCGACGACATCGGAATTCTTGTTCGTGGTGAAAACAATTCACGCGTTCTGAATCCTGAATTCACGCGTTCTGATATCGCAATGATTCTTGAAGGAAAGTCGAACGCAGAAGATCTTCGCAGACTCTCGAGAATGACCAGTGAACGCAGTTCGACTTCAGAGCCTTCACGCCCTTCAATGCTTGACCGTCTCGCGGATCTCTTGCCACAAAAAAGGGAAGAGGACGAAGCCCCTTCCCTTCCCTCTCGCCGGTTCACAATCCGAAAAATCAATTCTGACACGCAACCTCTGCGGTAAGAGGTGCAGCCGATTTGCAACCCTATTGCCACCATATAGAAAACCGCCACGACAAGGCGGTTTTTTATTGCGACAATTCAAGAATCTGACTTTCTTGAATTTTTGTTTCTGTCTTCTGATCAGTCGCGCCGAAATATTGTGCAGTTACGCGATCAACTATCTTGAAGAAACTGTCGCCTGAAACTTTGTTCATTGCGACGAAAGCGATTGCTGCGAGAATGACAACGACAAGAAGGATATTCTTGACCGTCTCGCGATTTGAAAAATCGAACATAGAAAAATGATTATGAATTATTTCAGACCGTTCCTTTCTGCGAAGCGTGCGAACACGACTTCGATCAATTCCTTCGTTTCCTGTTCCGTCAGTGGTGTGTTTCCTTCGTGCTTTTCAAGCAACGGCTTGAATCCAGTTTCTGCAAGAACTGAATTCATGATTCCAGTGTATCGAGAAACATTGACCGTCGGAGCTGCAAAAAGTGCATTCTTGTATTCATCGAATGTCTTGAACTTATCAGACCAGAACGGATCTGAAACATCCGTTTTGCGTCAAGGTGAAATGTCCTTGTGACGCAGAATGTTTCCTTTTCCGATTCCGTACTTCTTCGAGAGCTCGACGACAAGTTTTCCGACTGCTTCACGCTGAACATCTGTGAAGCCCCCTTCAGCTGTCGCACCGCCGATGATTTCAATTCCGATTGAATATGAATTCATCCCTGTGAGATTTCACCACGCTGAAAGTCCGGCGTGCCAGAGAATGTCGGTATCATTGCCGATCTTGTGAACATCGCCGTTTGTATCGACGACATAGTGACAAGAAACAGCCTTTTCACCTTTGCTGATTGTCAGAGTGTTCAAAACACCCTTGATTGTTCCGTCAGCTGTGCCTGTATGGTGAAGAATGATGAACTGACAGGTGTTTGTGCCTGCGCTCTTGTTCTTCGTCTGCAGTGTAGACTTAAAG